ATGTATGCTCACAAAGAAACAAAAGCACGACATGTTTCTGACCCTGAAATTGAATCTGCTTTTGATGGTGGATTTTATGATGGAACAAAGTTTGAACTTGTTGATTCTATTGGCAATGTTTTCAATAGGTTAGTTATTTTTAATGGCAAATGTATTCATTCTGCTTCACAATATTTTGGACAAACATTAGAAGATTCAAGATTATTTCACATGTTCTTTTTTGATTGATATGAATTACAAGTTTAGTATTATTACACCAGAGCACAGAAAAGAAAACATTCCTTTTTTGATGGAACTTTATGAAACCATCAAACAACAAACATATACAAATTGGGAATGGATTATATACTTGAATGGTAATTGTAAAGCATCTCATCTTCCTCAAGAATTGAAAGATGACCAAAGAATTAAAGTTCGTAATGGAATCACACATCCTAATGTTGGGTTTGTGAAAAACAGGGCATTTAGTTTGGGGTCAGGTGATATTCTTGTTGAGGTAGACCATGATGATTTACTTTCTGAGGATTGTTTAGAAGAACTTAATAACGCATTTCAAGACCAAGAAGTTGGATTTGTTTATAGCGAAGATCTTCTTTATGATATGAGAGGTGATGAATATAAGATTCCTTGGAATCCTGAAAATGGATGGACTTATAAATGGATGAACTTCAGAGGGGAAGATTTTATTAAAATTGATATGTTTCCTGCAACAAGTCACAGCATTGGTATTATTTGGTATGCTCCTGACCATGTTCGTGCTTGGAGGAAAAAAGTATATGACCAAGTTGGAGGACACAATCCAGACTTGAATATTTGTGATGACCATGATTTAGTCATCAGAACATACTTACAAACTAAGTTCTGTTTTATTCCAAAAGTTCTTTATTATTATAGATGGTTGCCTGGAGGAGACAATACTCAACTTCAACGAAATCAAGATATTCAAATTAAAACTTTTGAATTGTTTCATCAATATGGACAACAACTTGCAGAAAGAGATGCTGAACTAAATGGGTTGATGAAGGTTGATATTGGTGGAGGATTATTCCCAAGACCAGGATATACTACAATTGATCAGGAAGGTGCAGACATCACATGCGATTTGAATGATGGTATACCATTGCCAGATAATAGTGTTGGTGTTATCAATGCAAGTCATGTCATTGAGCATTTAAAAGACCCAATCAAAACTATGTCTGAAATTCATAGAGTTTTATGTGATGGAGGTTGGGCATTTATTGAAGTTCCTTCTACTGATGGTAGAGGAGCATGGCAAGACCCAACACATGTAAGCTATTGGAATGAAAATAGTTTTTGGTATTACACAAGAGCAGATAAAGCACAATATATAAGAAACACCACAATTAGATTTCAAGAATTTAGACTTGAAACTACTTGGTGGGAAAACAATGTTGCAGTAACTACAGCATGGTTATGTGCCATAAAATCAGATAAAAAACGTCCACATCCAGTAAGAATCTAAGGTTATGAATTTTACAGTTTACAGCAAACATGGTTGCCCATATTGTACTAAAGTTATTCAAGTTTTGAATACTCTTAGTGTATCAAAGGGGTATTCAATAAGAGAGTATGTTCTTGGAACAAACTTTACAAAAGAAGAATTTTATAAAGAATTTGGAGAAGGTTCAACATTCCCTCAAGTTATTTTTAATGATAAACATCTTGGGGGTTGTTCAGATACAGTCAAATACCTTAAAGAGAATAATTTGATTTGATGGACTCTATAAATAATGACAGTACTCTTCCTGTTAACAGGGGTATAGAGCTAGTCTTAAAAAGGAGGACTCCAAACAAAAAAACATTCTCAATATGTTTTGAAAGAGTGGTTATTTTTTTCAAACGAAAGATAACCATTTACTTTAATTTTTCCTTGAATGTAGGAAAACCAAAGTAATTTAGGAGAAACACTATGTTAGCAATAACCCTTGTCTTTACTGTATTATTTGTAATAATGGCAATTGTTTTAGGTGGTTTAGTTGGTTGGACATTAAATCAATATGTCTCACAAAAACAACCATATACTTATCATCCAGAAATGTTTGATGAAAATGGTGATGTATTAGCAGACGACCTTATAGCATTTAGATTTGAAGGTACAGAAAATATGGAAGAGGAAGAAGAAACAGAAGATTAATTAATGGAGTTGAAAATGAAGTTGCCACCAGACCAGTTGTTATCTGAGATTATTCAAAAGGTATCAAATTGTAAAACAAGAGACGAGAAAATAGAAATTCTTCGTCATTATGATTCCCCTGCTTTGAGAGCTATTTTAATTTGGAACTTTGACCAAAGAGTTCAATCTGCTCTCCCAGAAGGTGAAGTCCCATACACCCCAAATGATGCTCCAATTGGAACAGAGCATACAAGACTTGTTCAGGAATGGAGAAAGTTTAACTATTTTGTAAAAGGAGTAACTAATACTCCTCAAGCAAAAAGAGAAACTATGTTTATTCAAATGTTAGAATCTCTTCAAGAAGTTGAGGCAGAATTAATATGTCTTGTAAAAGATAAGCAATTGCATAAAAGGTATAAAGTTACTAAAGTAGTAGTTCAAGAAGCATTTCCTGATATTGTTTGGGGATAAAGTGAAAAGTAAAATTAGAGTTATAAAAGAAAATTGTGATTTATCTGCAGCAAAAGATAAATCACTTCCTTTAGATTCTTACATTGTTGAATATGACAATGGTGATGGAGTTTGTATTGATATATCACAAGGATTGCGAGTAGATATTTTTGACCATTATTATGATAGATATGGAAATGTTATTTCTATGAAATGGACTGATGGAAGGGTAAATCCAAAACTTTATAGCGAGCAACAAAAGAAAAAGAAAAAATAAATGGGAAAACATTATCTACTAAATCTGTATGGTTGTTCGTTTGTTCTTCTGGATGATGAGCGCTGTCTTATAGACCTATTGGAAAATGCAGCAGCAGCAAGTGGAGCAACAGTGGTTCAGACTGTATCTAAAAAGTTTGAACCACAAGGAGTAACTGTACTCTGTTTGTTGTCTGAAAGTCACATCAGCATTCATACTTGGCCTGAAGAAGGAAAGGCTGCAGTAGATGTGTATACTTGTGGGGATTGTAATCCTAAGATTGGATGTGATATTATTATACAGCAGCTCTATGCACAAACCCACACTCTTAGTTACATTGAAAGGTAAATGCTAAATAACCCTATATGGAGACTACATATGCTCTCTACCCAGTATAGACTACGCTTAGAGGCAATTTGTGCAAAGATTGTACAACATGAAGAAGTAAGTCTAGAAGATATGATCTGGGCAGAAAAACTTTCAAGAGTTAATAGAACTGCAACAACAATGTTGAGGCAAGCAAGAAGGAAAGCAGAGAATCCTGATATGCAGGAGGGTGATTTGGACGACTTCCTCAATCAATTAGATATTGGTGGATTAGGTAACGAAAGATTTGGTGTCAATAGATTTAATAATGTAGATGATATTGTAGATTTCTTCAAAGAAGATAAACCAGAAGATTGGAGACAAAGAGACTAAACTGTATAAGTAAGTAGGCATAAATTTTTGTTAAGGAATCCTGACAAATACCATACATAATGTTAGAATTATGAGGTCATACAAATGAAAGAAATTCTTTGTGATGATATTCTTTGTGCGTGGAGGTCATTATGCACAATCTTATTTCTTACAATCAACTTGCATCTTGGAATCATTTAGAAAATACAATTAGTAAATTTACTGAGGAAAACGAATTGATGAATGATTACTTTAATTGTTTAATTGAGTGTGATAATAATCAACAACAATGTAAAAAAATCTGTAGAGAGATATTAAAACAATTGTAATGATGGTTGGGGGAGTTGCTCTCCCCCTTTTTTTATGTTAGAATACCTGAAAAGAATTAACTTATGAACAAAGAAAGAGTAAAATTAATAGTCAAAAATATGGAACTATTAATTGATTCACTTAAAAAAGAATTAAATGAAACTGAAACTGAAGATGTAGGAGAACAAATCATAACTACAATTCCTTATGTAGAAGATTATGATGAGGTATTTTCTGGATGAGACTTAAAAAAATGTTAAAGTTGCTCAAAGAAGCAACAAAAAATAATGGGTCAATCTATACTCAAGCAGAATTAAATTATATGAATAATCAACTTGAAGTGATTGAAAGCGAATTAAAAAAATTAGAACATAGAGACTATAAAGGATTTGGAAAAAAGTATGAAACCAATAGTTAAATTTGTTAGTGTAACTCCAGATGCAGAAAAGGCTATGGCATATATTGCCAGAGTTTCTAATCCATCAAATCAGGATAATGACAATTATGCAGGTCTTCTGAAGTATTGTATTAAGCACCAACACTGGTCTGTGTTTGAGCAGTCACACATGTCCCTTGAGATTGAAACTACAAGGGGAATTGCTGCACAGATTTTGAGGCATAGGAGTTTTACATTCCAAGAGTTTTCTCAAAGGTATGCTGATACAAATCTTCTTTCTGAACATATTCCTATCCCAGATTTGCGTAGGCAAGACACAAAGAATCGTCAAAACTCAATTGATGACATCTCTGAGTATGTAAAATTAAAACTTCAAGGAGAAATTTCAGGGCATTTTATTGCATCTAAAAATCTTTATAATCGTCTTTTGGAAGCAGGAGTTGCTAAAGAATGTGCAAGGTTTGTTCTACCTCTTGCAACACCAACAAGAATTTACATGACTGGTTCTTGTAGGAGTTGGGTACATTACATTCAACTTAGAGAAAAGAATGGGACTCAAAAAGAACATATGGATATTGCTCTTGAGTGTAAGAAAATATTCATTGAACAATTCCCATCAGTATCAGAAGCTCTTGAATGGGTCTAAATAAATTATCTTGAATTTGTAACTTATGGCATTATATCCCATTATCCATGTAGAAACTGGTGAAAAAAAAGTAGTTGAAATGAGTGTTCATGACATTATGGAATGGTATAAAGACAATCCTGAATGGAAAAGGGATTGGTCTGAAGGATGTGCAACTCCAGGAGAGGTTGGTGATTGGCGTAACAAGTTAATCAGCAAGAGACCTGGATGGAATGACGTTCTCGAAAAGGCATCAAAAGCACCTGGATCACGAGTAAAAAAAATCTAATGGCAAGAAACAGAAGAAGAAACACAGGAGATTCTCCTATTGGTATTGGCACTACAGCAAGAAACAGGAAAAAGAAAAAACCAATTAGTGCAGAAAGTTTAGTTGATATTCAACCATTAACTGCAAATCAAAAGATACTTTTTGAGTCTTACAAACAAGATAAGCACTTGTTTGTTTATGGTTGTGCTGGAACTGGTAAAATATTTTGTGCATTA